GATTGGAGATTTTTTTCGACGGTCTAATGTGGGGTTGGTTGTGATAAACGTATAAATAAGACAATAACCTGTGTCAGTTTATTGTCTTAACATTATTTTTTGGCGAAATTGTTAGATCTCTTTAATAGTATGCGTCTGTTTGAGATGGGACGTGCGCCAACGCCACTACCAGCCACATATTTTGTAAATAATGTAGATGAGGCACTTTTTGTAAAAATTAATCGCTTAACGCCAGCGCTAGATTTGGATGATGCCGCAAACTTTGGCACATATTTTTGATAAAATGAAGGTCCCGCCATTATATTACTATGTTAGATTAAATTTAAGGTCGTGGAAAGCCTACAAGGTTTGCACCAATACCAAATCCGGCTCCTGATCGTGCTTGGGAAGCCATAGATGGCACATAAGTGTCGAGAATGGAGAATGTAGCTGCTGCTGTCAGAGCAATGAGTGCCACTTCATCCAGGTTAAGAGACCGTTTTGGGATAGCATAGGCAGCAAGTGCAACCATCAGACCTTCCACAAGATATTTTACAGCTCGCTTAAGTAATTCTTGCATATCAATAATATCGGTGAACATACTCTATAATAATGATTTAGAAAAAAATATACTTAAAATGAATTATTTAATTCATATTAATGAGTGACGAAAGATATCAACCAAGAATGACAAAAGATGGGGAAAATAACCCTAAATATATTGATTTGTTGGAGGAAGATAAACCAATTGCGAACCAAAAATTCGCATGCGTTTCTTTTGTTTCCCCTGAAACTATTTTGAAGAAACGGGAAGAATTTTATTTTGAACAATTCCTAAAGGGTTGGGATTTTAGTAAGACTGTTGAAAAATACCGACAATTTATGCATTTCCTTTCTTTCAAGTATAGCTTGCAATTTGATGCCTTAAGTGCGGATTTAGATGAATTTTGCACAGAAGAAACAGATATCCTAAAAAATACAAATATCAGTGATGATTACAAAACATTTATTGACAATAGTGAAGAGGCGCTTCAATCAGCGTTTGATAAAGATCATGAATTTCAAACCTCGGTAAGGTCTGTTAAAATTAGAGGTGTTTATCCTTCACAAGAGGAAGCAGAATTGCGGTGTAAAATGTTACGCGAAATAGATCCAAATCATGATGTATATGTCGGGCCTGTTGGCATGTGGATGCCATGGGAACCGGAAGCATATAAAACAGGGCGAGTTGAATATTTAGAAGATGAGCTTAATCAGTTGATGCACGAAAAGAATAAGAATGACCAGCGCGATAAGGGTGCGTTCGAAAAACGTGTTGTTGATGCAAAGGAAAATGCAATCAACGAAAATGTTAAGGTGGCCACAGCAAGTGGTAATAAGCTGACCCAAAACATTGATGACCAGGGCAATTTGTTTGATATCAGAAATACTGAGCAAGAAACAGCTGCTACATCAGTTGCTGATATTAGAAATGAAATTTTTAATAGTGAGGATGTGGTGCCAAATAAAAATTGATATTAAATATAAATAATATATATTATTTATACATTATGGTTGAGATGTGCAAGGTGCAAAAAGCATCTGAAAAGAAAGTTAAAAAGCATAGGTGTTTTCATTGTAATAAAAAAATTGCGGTTGCCTTTCGTAATACACCATGTGATTGTGGAAATAATTATTGTGTTGAACATCGTTTGCCGGAGAGTCATCAATGTATAATTAATCACCAACAAAAACATTTAGAAAACCGTGAAACACACATTACCGCGATGAAATGTGTTGCTGAAAAGGTTGCTGCTATTTAATGTTATTCGTTACGTTTTCCGCAAATATTTTGGGTTGTTCCAAGATTATATTTTTCGTCTATGTATTGCATATCACGGGTTATTTTATGACAATCCTTGATATTTTTATTACGTCTATAAATTCGTAGTATGTTAAGCCTGCCTTTTTTTGAAATAGCCGCCTTTCGTTTGGTTTTTTTTGTGCGCATGATTTCTCTCTTAATTCCTTCCCTTATTGCCCGGCGGCGATGCTTGGAATTATTTTTAAGTTTGTAATGAAATTTTTTGCCTAGGTAATTGCTCGGCTTTAATGGTGGTAACTTTCTTGTTTTGGTGGGCATGCTTATAATACTATTGCTAAAATAATTATGACTTCAGCCACTCAAGAGTCTCGTTGAAACATTTGGCCAATTTGTTAATATCATTAACCTTTCGACATTTATAGGTCAAATTAACTGTTAAGGTATCTCCATATGTTAGAATTGTATATGCCTGCCCCGCAACACCTGGGCCAGAGCAAGCAGATATGTCATTTATTTTAATACCATCATGTAATGACTTATCCTTATACTGTAATACAAAATTACTAATTATAAAATCTACGGATTGGTTCATGTCCTGTAATAAATTATAAGCCTTTGTTGGATACCAATCGTAAAGCAAACCCATGCATTTACTAAGTATATATGTAATAGGTGTTTCTTTATAAAATTGCATAAAATCATGAACATCTTGTAGGACATCCTCGGGTGAGGTCCCTGTTTTTACTTTATTAGTTAATAAAATAAACCCTAATTTGTTTTTACTCGTATAATCATCTTCACTATTTCGCATATTAAACATTGCAGCAGAGCTTACCATATCCTTTTCAAAATACAAGGCATTGGTGTATACTAAAATTGTGTGGAGCATATCATTAATTGATATGTGTGTGCCGTCACTACATGAAAAGCGCGAACGTATCTGTTTTAATTCACAGAGAGAGAGTTGTCCCAAACAGATTTGCTTGCATTCATCGTCATTGACGGTGACTGTAGATTTGATGCTATTAAATCTCTTATATATCAAAAATAATATTTTAAAAAACAATATTATCTTTGACAACCATGACATCTTTTTTTTATCTTGCGACTGTGGAATATTATTGCATGATTTATCATCAAACAGATCTTGTATCATATTCGATATGAAAGCGGCATCACCATAAACATGTTCGCATACAAACATTATGCAATTATTTTTCGCCAAAAAAACCCGCCATCCAGGGAGTGTATCGGAGAGGGAGTGATTTAGTTCCTTTTCAATTATTTGGTCATATGTTTTGTCGAGGATTTGTATCATCTGGTCCATATCAATGTCCTTTATTCTTTCCCACGAATAGTTGACAAATCTACACTGGAGATGGGGATGCTTTTGCATTGATTGCACTATTTTTTTTTTCATAAATTCTAATATTTCAGATTTATCAAAATTATCACATTTGATTGTGGATATAATTTTAGATCCAATTTTGTCTTCTTTATACATATCATAGTATAAAGATGTTTCACAACCTTCCTTATTCATTGTAAGTTACTAAAGAATGTTATAAGTAAATATTTATTTAAACTTATTGTAAATTACCATTTCGATTTGCGCACATTAATTTTGGGGGCATTCTTCCTTCGATTGGCGTCGGGATTATACATGTCGTCTTCTTCATCATCAGATGCCATATTTTTTGATAGCTCCCAAAACTCTTTTGAACCCAATCTAAAATCGCCATGTTTTTCAGCTTTATACCAAAAAACCTGGTCTTGAAGTTTATTAGATTTGGAATTATTATCAATAACTAAACATTCATAGTTTTCTGTACACTGATCCATGACTTGACAAAAAGATTCAAAATTTGGAAACATGCCTGCATAGTTTTCCCAAATTCGTTTTCGATTATTTATATATGGTTCTCTTAGAATAAAAACATAATCGATATTAGTTCTTAAATTTGGCGGGATGCCGAGCGGATACTGCATCGTAATAATTAACATAATTTTCCAATGCCGACCATTCATAAAAAGCATCCGCATCATCTTATCTTTAGTCCAACTTGCATCAAAAAGACAATCGTCTAATATAACAAATGCCCGGGGATCGATCTTTGAGGGTCTACCATACGCATCTAATTCTTTCTTCATTTGTTTAATGACTGCCTTTTGGCGCTTCAAAATATTTTCGATAATTGCAGTGTTATACTCATCATGTATGAAGAGTTTAGGAACATGTGATGAGTAAAAACCGTTCCCTGCTTCGGTGCCCGAAATAACAGTCCCAATCGGTATATTTTGATGGTAATATAATAAATCACGGACTAAAAAGGATTTTCCAGTGTCCCGCCGGCCAATTAAAACAATAACGGGTCCAGCATTTTGTCTGGGATCAAACCGAATATTTTTCATATCAAATTTTTTCAGCTCCAATGTCATTCTTATAATTAAGGAAGAGAAACACATTAATTTAAAAACGAATAAAAATGAGTTTAAAGTTAAAAAACATTGTATTCTCAAGTGTTAATGCCATTTACAATTGAGAATCGAGGACACACAATCCATTTTGACGAAAAGCTCCAAGATCGATTTTCGAGTTACCAACACTTTAGCCCTTTGTATAAAAGATATTTTACAGCACCAGACTGGAACTCTTTCTCTCTAAATTATCCTATATCGATTCACTCCTTGAACAGCACCGATCATTACAATAAATTTGAAGGAAAAAGTGATGAAAACAAGGATATACCAATATTTGCAAAATTTTGCCCACTGTTCGATGCATCCAGACACTTAATCGGTAAAACACCCTCTGGTTATCTCTCTCTCCCCACCCCGGAGAATGATTCCCATCACTTTGCTAGCAGCAATAATACAGCTTATACAGATGCATTCTTTTCATATTTAACATCTCAATTATTACACCACCATGGATTTGTAAATGGGTTGGATTGTTATGGTTCAGGTTTGGCGATTAAAAACAATTATAGAGTCGATATTCAAGATGAGATTGACTATCTATTTGAATCAGATCATTTTTTGGAACATCGCGACGAATTTAACATTAGTGCTGATTTGTATAACTATTTTCAACCGGTTCGTTCTTGTAAATATAAACATAAATTACACATTGATGGAGGGGACGTAGCCCTTGATATTGATGAAATACCTTCGGAAATTATCCCGGATAACAATAGCTTTAAATCATCCGATTTAATTTATATTAAGGGAAACAATCCCGCTCCAAGTGATACAGCGTCATCCACCTGTTCATCGCGTTCATCTGTGACCACAGCCTCGGCCTATGATATTTGTA